GATCTGACCATTGGCGATAACTTTGAGACGCGGAGCCCGCCAGGCAGACTGCGGGTCATTGAGCAACAATGCCGCCTCTAGCACTGGGATCGACATCCGGGATCAGCAGTGTCACGACGCCGACGAGCATAGGGTCGGAAAGGTTGTTCAGCTCGGCGATTCGAATCCATTGTGTTGCATCCGCTAGCTGAACCGCGGCAATGTGGTACAAGTTGTCACCGGCCACTGTGATCGTCTTCATGGTCAGGTACTTGCATTGGTCAGATTGTTCTCTGTTCGATTGATGTACGAGCCAGCGGAGACCAGCGAACTGAGTTGGCCAGCGGAATCGGTAGCGGCAAGCAAGCCGGCCACGCCGGCTTCTGCGGAACCGGCATCCGCGACAGTCGCGCCAACAAGTGTTCCGTTAGCTACGGATATGGATGTGCCGATCGAGGCTTTCGTGCCGACGAGACAGTTTTGGGCAGTCGAGTAGGCAGCCGTTCCGCGAGTGGTGGCGCCCGGTGCGGCAAGTGCCGCCTGCAGCGGTGACAGATCCACGCCGGCATCCAGGGCGTACCCGGACGCGGCTCCGATATCCGCTAGCGCAGTGGTTGCAAGAGAGGCCACCAACTGCACGAGTGCTGATGCCTCGTCCCGCAAAACGGTGCAGACGATGCGATAGGGAATCCACCAGCCGTTGCGATAACTGGCCTGAAATTCGCTAATCAGCACGGTATAGAACAGAACATCCCACGTAAGCGGCAAGGCAATGCCCGCGACACGCAACTCGTCGAGACTGCGAGCCCGCAAAGTTGCGTCCGAGCCACTGAAGATACCCGAGAAACTGATCTGTGCGTCGTCCCGTCCCAACGCGTCGATCACCCGCGGGCCACCCGGCAAGCGATGCAACGCCAGGCGCTGCCTGCCGCCGAAATTGACCCCGGATGGAACCTCAAAGTCCTGAAAGACGACCGGCCCCAGTAGCAGCGTCACGTCAGCCATCGGCTTCACCGCCCGCCCTGGCTATCCGACGCTATCATCTTTCGTGCCCTGCGGTGTTGCCTCAGCTTCAGGATGGAACGACACTGCGATGCCAATGGGCACTGTCAATGTGGTGAGATCGGGTGGCGCTTCGTCACTGAACCAGAGAACGAAGGGAATGCGGAACTCTGCCATCTGCTCAAGTGCCCGTCGGGGCGCCGGGATAGGTTGCGTTCATCCGTGGGTCGATTCCTGTGGTCATCGCGCCCGGTCGCGATGCGCTGCTCTCTAGGTGATCGATCACCCAACGGCCAAGCTGGGCACCATCCAGTAGAAGCATCCCTTGCCGCGGTTCCAAGCGCGCTTGCTGGGGTTCCGAGAAGGCAGACGCCGATTGCGACGTCGCAGACTTCGCGACCGCATCCTCGGCGACTAGGGGTGGTGCGGCCGTGCCTGGCACGACACCGACACCTTCCATGGGAACGGCAACTGGCGCTGCAGGCATATTCGTCGACAGTCCCGACGACGGACCTCGAGCCATTGCGCCCATCACTATCTGTTGCACGCGGGGCTGCGATGCCACATCACCTCCACGAATTCCAGTCATATGCGCCGCTGCACTTTGTGGTTGGTCGGGTATTTGTAGTGATGACTCGGCAGTAAAAGGGGCCGCTGGCCAAATGGATGGCGAAGTCGATGGCAGAATAGCTGGCCCAATCGATCGCGAAAGGGATGGTAAAAATGTTGGTGAAAACGACGGTGAAAATGATGGCGAAATCGAGGGCGCAATCGAAGGCGCAATGAGCGAGGTTGCGCTGTCCGATGATAGTGAGCTTGAAGATGATGCAGAAGCTTGCATTGCTGTTGAACCAGGAGCGAATGCCGGCTCCTGCCAACTGGGAGTAAGCATGGCCATCCGTTTTGTTGCCGGTGATTCTTTCGAAGACGTCGCTATCTGCACCGGCTGTCCCTGAGGCGACGTTGGTGTATCTTGCGATACCAGACCACCTGGATACAGGTCTCCGAGTGGTGAGAGCCTCACTTGATGCGTCCGTGTGGCACCATGCGGCTGCGATCGCGAAACCGGCACATCGCGCGCGGTTGGTCGAGAAGCCGTGCGGGTCAGCGCCAGTTCCGGTGCGTTCGTGCCCGGTGGTTCCATACTGACCTCAGCCGATTGTCGAACAGGGGAGGGCACGACAATAGGGGCCAGGTTGGCGTTGAATGGGTTCAATCTGCCACCGAGCTGCATCATTGTTTTCAACATTGTCGAGCTTGAAGATACAGTACGATCCAGCGCCGTGAGTTCCGGTTCCAGCATTGCGACCACGTTGGATACGCCATGGCCCAGCGCGAGCCTGGTTCCGATCGTCGGAGCCTCGTCGACAGTCACGTTCGCGGATTCCAGTGCAAGGTTCGCCAGTCGAACGCTCTGCCATCCATTGTGCCGAGCGCGACCACAAATGCCATCCGCTCATCGGTGGGCAGGCTGAACGCTACGTCGAACGGCACCCCATTCCGGATCAGATAGAGGCAGTCGATCAGGTCAGGGTGCCGACTCAGTTTCCCGCGTTGGCGACCAGCTCCTCGGAAGTGGGGTCTGCGGATTGCTGCAAGGCCAGTGCGACGGCCGCAACTCCCGCATCGCCAAGGCGACCGATCATGGTCTCGATCTGATTTTCGTTGCATGGCGGAGGCACCGGCACATCGTCGATTGCAGCCACTGAAGAGGCAATCAGTGCCATGCCTAACCAGGGTTGGTTCTGTGCCAACAACGGGCCAGCGGCTTTGAAGAGTCGCAATCGATCGAGAGCGGTAAGCCTCCGGATGGTTATGCGCCGTCCACCTCCGTCGAAAATGGTCTCGGTGGCGGCCGCTGCTGTCAGTATGGATGCGGATGGAGTCATTAGATGCGACGCCTCCGGATGGCAAAAAACTCGAGCTTCTGCTTGACGCTGCTGTCGCCTTTCCAGGTTCCGGCGTTGCTCAGCCGGAAAATCACATTGTCATACTGGTAAGTCGATGTGGACCCATCCGTCTCCGTTACGTTCTGATACATCGTGCCAGGCGCAACGCTGTTCCCATTGAAATATTGCTGCTCGGCTGTGGCGATGAAGTCATCGATGGTCGAGTTGCCGCGCTCGAGTTCGAAACTGCCTTCCCAACCCTTGGGCAGCTCTGTGCCCATCTGAGTGCCATCCAGTCTGTCTACCCGCACCGAGTGAGTGAGCTGGCGGCTGTCGAACGATGTAACGTGGGTCAGATCGATCCGTCCCGCGGCGCCTATCACCACCAGCTGTGTATCGCGCCCGATGGAGAACGAGGTGAATGACATGCGGATTGCTCCTTACGCGGGCTGCCCAGTGGGCAATGTCTGGCGGGATACCTGTACGGTCTGGCCGCCTTCGATGTTGACAATGAACTTTTCGTTGATTGCCTGATACTGCACCTGGGCGTCCGATTGTACGTAGCCGAGATCAGTCCTGCTGTCGGGGTTGTTTGATGTGTCGCAGATCACGCTGAACGGCAGGCTACCGTCGGTGCTGCCAAGTAAACCCTGCCCTAGCATATTTTGCAGAAATGCCAACTGCGTCGAACGGATCCGCCGGAACAGGTCTGCGGTGATCACCTGTCCGACATACAGCCCCATACCGGCAGCGAGCGTCGCCGCGATGTAGTTGGTCAGTCGAGTGTAGTTGTCACCGTTAATCGCTGCGTTGGTTGATGAGTTGTGCCCGCCGCGCACACCCCAGAATGTGCCGCCTGGTTGCGGGTTGCTGATCACGTCAATGCCAGCACCCAACAGCACCGCCAGGTCCGCAGACGAATAGGAGGAGTTCTGACCTGAACCGGGCGTGCCAGACTTCTGGCTGCCGATTACGCTGTAGAGCTGCTTGTTCAGGCTGGATTGTTCGGGCGAGAGGTTCGCAAGGCGTCCGGCGGCAAAGCCCTGTGGTGACACGAGGCGGATCGTTGCATTGACCTGATCCGACCACCACAGCCAGTCACCGAACATCAGCTTGGCTGCGTAGCTATCCAGTCCCGCCTGCTGCTTGACTGTGACCGAGTTTTGGATGGTATCTCCAGCGGGTCCGGTTAGGATCATGTAGATCCCTTCCTGGAGCCCAAATCCGGCCTGGGTTGTCCAGTAGTCCGGGTCATCGGCATCCGCCAGCATTGCAATGCCGCAGCCCTGCCCACGAAGTGAATACATGCCCGAGCGGGGGGGAATATCGGTTCCTGCGAGGCCGGTCACCGTAACGTTGACTGCGCCATCCGAACCGGCCGTCGTCGAACCGAGCGCGACGGAGAACTGGTTCGGTGCAATGGTGGCTCCGCCGGCGTTGGCGACAATCAACTGTGACGGGCCGCGTTGTGGGCCCTGTCCCTGGTTTACTGCCGTCACAAGGGTCGACCAGAACACTGCACCGGATCCTGCGATGTTGTCGTAGACTTCCGGTTGCAGGCCCGGCAACGAGATGGTCAGGCGCCAGGTATTCGCCCTTGAACCTGTTGCCAGGGTCAAGATAACCAGATTGCCGAGCGACCCTGTGTGGAGCGCGGTGAAGGTCACGGTCGTTCCGGTAAGGACCGCCTGTGCGGCGGAGTCGGTATTGTCGGTCACCCGCACGCAACGGAAGTTCTGTGCGCCCTGTTGTACCGCCGTGGCGACTTGCGTCCCCATGTCATACTTGCGTGCCAGGATCGGGCCAAAGCTTTGTGCATAGTCAGCCATGGTGGCCACGATCACAGGTTGCCCGACCGGCCCCCAGGACGCCGTGCCGATGACGCCGACTACGTTGGTCGGCACCCCGTTCAGAACCAGGTTCTGTGGTGGGACTATTTGGACATACAGATCCGGCACCACCAGCGCCGTGGTGTTTATACTTCCCTGCTGAACAATTGGCATCTTGGTCAGGCTCCCCTGGTCGCAGATACGGCCACGCGCACGACCGAACGTGCGTGCTCGCTGTTCAGGATCTCGTTGATGCGAATTGTATCGGTGACGATATCGCCTCGAGCGAGACCGGCGAACGGCTTCACCACGACCAGATGCATATCCATGGTTACTCCGATATCAGGCGATAATGGTCACAGAATTCAGCAGCAGATCGCCGAACAGCATCGCTGGATGTGTGCTGGAGACGATTGTCGGGTATTCCACGTTATAGGTGAGATCTCGACGATAAAGCCGCGCGTTTTGCGATTGATCAAACACCGTGTTGCCGGCATAGGTCAGTCTGCCACTCGTCCCATCCGACAGCGCGATGAAACGTTGGGTACTTAGCGCCTGATCGACCGCGCTTGCCACTGCGTCTCGTGTCGCGGGTGTAGGACACCAACATGTAACGCGAAAGCCTTGCTCCTGGCGGCGGACTTCCTGTTGCACCTGAGCGTCTGCAACCACCCGCGCCAGGAGATTGCTCGCGCCGGCTATCGTCAGTGTGCTGTACGACAAGTGCACAATCGTGTCGCCGCGGGCCATCGATGCGAGATTGGCCGCCACTGATTGGGGGGTGTCTCCTGATTGCGTGCGATAGGCGTAGCTTGTGCCGTCGACCAGGATGCCGGCTACGTGGCCGACATTTGCTGTGCCGCCAAAAGTCACCGACGTTCCGTCTACCGCAACGGTCAAAGTTGACTGTGCAGCCGCGCCTGCCCACCGTTCGGCGTAGCGCGTGGTGGTATGACAAGTGCCGCCACCGGGGAAGATCGTGACGTTGATCTTGCCGGCAGCCAGATCAGCATCTAACGCAGCCGAGTTCGGCCAACCACGGTAAATCCGGCAGTCCGGCCCCGGAATGCTGGCTTCGCTGGTCCCGTTCGGATAGAGAGCGGTCGAGACCACATTGACCAGGGCAACTTCGACATCTGATTGGTCGGCCATCAGGTGGTTGCCTGTTTCACCGTAATGCGCCACCCCAGATCGGTCAGTTCGGCGCCTGTTACGACGGCATTCCGGCCGAGATCATCCGTCATTAGGTCCGCCGGCAGCAGGACCACACCGGTTATCACCGGTAACAGTACGGTCCAGTAGGGGATCGAGCTGTCACTTGGCAGATCGGCACTGGGATGACCGCGGCCGGCCACGCCGATGACGCTGGCTGGCCAGTGCGTGAGCATCACCTCATTGGTCGCGGGGACCGCACCACCATATGTGTTGACGCCGGTGCTGCACGGCGCGGCCGGGCGCGAGAACGAGACAATGCGGTTGGTCTGCACACACAGCACCGGCAATAGGCGTTGTTGCGCCGCAATGAACCAGACTTTGTCGGCCTGCACGAGGTAGTCGCCCGGACGTGTGTAGGCGGCGTCGAAGATCCCGTACCAAAGTGCATCACCATACGCATTTGGATGCGCAAACCTGGCGTCGCGTGCTGTGAATGCGGCGCGCAGTCGTAAAAAGCGGTTCTGCCGATCCAGAGGCTCAGAGAACCCGGAGGGTCTATAGGCATCGGTGTCGGTGCCGATGGCACGCGCCGCGGCATTCAGACCTCGATAAATCCGATCCTGCAGCTCCGTCGGTTCCATGGTCAGACAACCAGGCTGATGCCACTGTCGGTTATCGCGGGTCCCGGTGGAATACCGAAGAAACCGCTTAGACGGCGGCGCCAGTCGTCGAATAATCTCGTGCGGTCGCGCAGCTCGTCGCGATTGCGGGTCCACACTGCTGCCTGGTCGGTATCAAGATTGTCGCCGGCGCGCGGCACCGCAAACTCCAATACGGTGAGCGTGCCAAGGTAACGCCGTACGACGGCTTCTTCCGCGGCAGAAAGGTTGTTCATACGGAACTCCAGTAGTCCGTAGACTTGAAAGAACCGCCAGTTCTGGAAGCCCGATGCGGCCGCACCATAGGCTGGATAGCCGCAAAAGCGACGAACGTCCGCCTTTTCGGAGTCCGTGAATGTCATCAGACAAAGGATCCATCGCCACGCGTGAACAGGACAACGCCACTACCGGAAGTGAGCACCGCCGCCGCATAATTCACTAAGCTGTTCACAGACAGTAGCACCCGTGAGTTCGCCATCACCGGCATATCGACGCTAGAGGCCGTCGCCGACTGATCGGCACCAAAGCTCACGTAGGCGAGCGACGCACTAGGATTTGTCACCACAACCGAGTCTCCACCTCCCGCCAGAGCTACCGCCGCGGACAACGTGCCCGCGCCGAGTGAAACCGTTCCCGTTGGACGGAACGGCGTTATGGACCCGATGGCCATGTGCTACTCCGTCGCTCCGAGATCAGCCGATGTGCTCGACCATCACGGCGCGCTTGAACGCGGCGTTGGTCGCGGTGGGAACCGTGGTCGGATTGGTCGTGGTGTCGGAAGGTGCGCAGAAACCCCCGATCCAGTACCAGGACTGGGCGATAATCTGCTGAAGGCGATCGATCGGTTCGCGTGTCACCATCGCCACATCATCGACAACAGCAACGATCGAGTCCTTCGGTATAACGTCCTCGGCCGCCATTCCCGCGAAGTCGCCCTCGATCAGCGCGCCTTGGCCGCAGACGATCGGTCGTCTCACCATCAGGCCGGCGAGTGTCGGGTGTGGCTGCACAAAGGCCTCGGTCGTCGGGATGAAACGTAGACCCAGAAAGTCGTTCGTCATGCCTTGGCGAAACACCTGGTTTGCCGACGTGGCGCCCTGGAATAACTGCTTGAAGTCCGGATCAGCAAATAACTGCCGTGCGGAAACCGGATCTAGATAGCAGTTGTACACGCCATCGATCTCTGGTACGGCGTTCATGCGCAGTTTGGCGACCGCATCCAGTAGGCCCGACATTGTCAGCACGTCGGTGGCAGTCAAAGCGGCGGTCGTGGCGCGTTGGGATGGCCGGACAACTACCGAGGCACTGGCGGCCGTTAAGGCATTTCCCGCCGTGCCGTCCGACACCGATACATTGCCCGAGAATGTCAGCGCGCCGGACACGCCATTCGGGGTTGTCGAGACATTTGTGACGTCCGCCGTGACGCCAACCAGCGAGTAGACATTGGCGCCAATGGTCACAGTCAGCGGATTGGCTGCGCCGACTGCTTGTTGTACGCCATTGACAAAGGCATACTGGAAGCCGCGAACGTCATCGACCGTTACGGCCGTACCAGCGCTTCCCAAGGTCGTTCGCACCCGCGAGTTGCCGCCGAAATAGCTGCTGAACAGGGCATTGCGTGCCAGCTCGTCCAGGCTGCGCGCCGCCTGTTCGCCATTCACGTACGCATTTTGCAGAAACTGTGACGCAATTCCGACACGGCTCGTGACCATGTTCAGATCGGTCGTGGCAGCGTAGTGGTTGATTGTGATGGTGTATTGCTCCACACCCCAATTTGTCGCCGTCAGGCCGTTATCGAGATTGGTGTTCGTGTTCACCGCCAGTGGTGTGGTGATACTGGGTTTCAGCCCCGCGCGCGTCCTGGTCAGCGTTTCGCCGATGCCGACCGAGATCTGCACGCGATCAGCGCAGGCGCGATAGCCAAGGCGTGACTTCAGCGCCTGCTGAAACTCGCGCTCCAGGAAGCCTTGCTGAATGATTGGCTGCAATGCTGCCGGAAAATTCTGAATGCCCATGCGGGTATCCCTTCTATACTTGGTGTTTCAGGATCGCCGCGCGGGCGGCCCGGTATTCGTTGTCAGTCATTTCGGTGGCCAGCTTTTGACGCGGCGGCTGGGCAGGTGGCGGGCTGGCGCGGCTGGATGACGATGTGCCACCGAACAGCCATGGCTTCGCTCGCCTCAGCTGCGCCACGAGTTCGGCGGCATTCGCCAACTCACCATCCGAAGTCAATTGCACGGTCTTGAGGTCGAGCAGCTTCAACCCGTCCAGATCAACGATCCCCGCGCGCACGGCCTCGACCTTTAGTTCGGCACGAACGACGCGGGCTTGTGCCTCGTGTTCGATTTCAGCCAATCGGCGCTCGAGCGACTCGGCGCGCGTACGTAGGTCCGTGTCCGGCTGGGTGTCCGGCACGACAGGCTTATCGTCTTCTGGCATTAGTTGCTTTCGTTGTTTCTTCTCTCGGCGAAGATTCGCGCGAGTTCTGCCGGCACGTCCTCAATGTCAAATTCGTTGGCGATCGCCTTCACCGCGCTCTCTCGGCTGATTTGGCCGGCACTCGCCAAGGTGCTCAGCGTCTGTGCGTCCTTCTGCCGGTCGTCGGCAGTAGTGGCATACCAGCGCGGCCAGTTGAGTGAGAGCCTGGCGACAGGATCCATCGCAGGTATCTCGCGGCCCATGACGCGCAGCCGATAGACCCGCGAAGCCCGCAGCACCATACGTGCAAGCGACAACAGTGCGCCTTCTCCATAGCTTATCCGCAGATTGTCGGCGAGCCAGATTAAACCTTGGTTCATCAACTCCAGTGCACGGCCCGACTGGGCTGCGGTCAGCCGATCGGCGCTGGCCCTGTTGCCATGCACGCTTTCCAGAGCCAGCTCACGAAGCGTCCGCACGTATTCGATGACCGCAGCCGACGCAGTGCCGCCTATCTCCAGCAGTTTGGCGTCGCCCTTCTCGCTGACGACGAGCGCGTTGCCCGCGCCTTTGATGATCTCGCTGTCGGTGGTCGCTGGTTCTTTGATCAGCAATGTCGGATCGCTGCTGTATTTTAGGCCGCGGCCAGCTTGGCTGAGCTGGTAATCAATCTCTATCTGTGTCTCGATTGCAGCGCGGAATGTACAAGCGCCGTCGGCAGCGTCGCCGGTGGAGGATGGACCTGGAAGGTTCCGAATCCAGACGACAGGTACGAACCCAAGATTGTGTTTCGCACTGCGGGCTTCGTCGATCCCAGTTTCGAAACTGGTGCCGACCGGCAGAGGAACGAACCAGATCTCACCCTCCGCGTCCCAGGTTCGCGTGAACCAGTAGTCGATTGTACTATCTGCGATCTCGTACCCGCTGGAAGCAAGCTGGGCCCCCGGTACCTTATATTTCTCTGTTACCCGAAGCAGCGTATCGGGCTCCTGCGGATCCCATTCTGGCGTCAGGTATGTCGTGTCGAGAACGTCGAAGAAGACACGCCCTCGAAGCACGCGCATGACAATTGCGACAGACCCGATGGCGCCTCGTATCGCTGCCTCGGTCATCGTCAGGTTGAGACGGGTTTCCTTCGCGATATCGGCAAGCGAGGCGCGTATTTCACGGTCGGCGCAATCGATCGTCGGGAAGTGTCCCTCACTGAACAAGAGCGAAACGCTGTCCTCCACCACGATGCGGCATAATGAATAACGCACGCTGGGCCTGCGGTTGCGCAGTGGAATGTATTCGCCGCCCGCGCCACGCTCTTCGTGGAACTGATATGGCAGGACTTCGTACAGCTTCCCATCCATGACACGCTTGAGAATATCCAGAGTGCGCCCGCGCCCCGGATAGTGCGGGTCGCGTGGGATCAAGTTACAGATCGTCTCGAACATGGGTTCGCCGATTGAATGTCGTGTCGTGTCTAGCGCGCCAGGAAAGGCATGGAGAGACTCCGCGCTGGTGCTCCCACAGTGGTCAGCATAGTGAATGCATGCGACAGCGCGTCGACCTGGTCATCCTTGCGGCCAAATGGAAAATCGCGCAGTTCCTCGAGGAAGGCATGGTTCCAGCCGGCTCGCACAATGGCGAAGTTTCGCCCCTCGACCTGGGATGCCAACGGCATCGCACGTGTCGCCTTGGCACCGGTTTCGCGCGAGGTCGCCACGCGATAGCCGGCCAGGCGGCCGGTGAGATAGGTGGCCTGGTGCTTGCCCGCCTGTCCCGGGTCTTCCGTCAGGCCGATGGTGACTGATGTGCCGTCCACGCGCGCGGCCTCCCCAATTGCAGCTTCGACCTCATGCGGCGTGCCGCGCATGTGCACCACATCCAGCACAACGAACCGACCGGTTCCGTCGCGCGTCAATTTGACGCCGGCGGTCCAGTCCGGATCGTTGCTGCCGGTCGCCGCAGTCGCGGCAAGATCCCAGGCGCGCACCACCGCGCCTTCGATACGGGTCGGCGGCGCATCGAGGATGTCAATGCAATTGGTCTTGAACAAGCTGCCGACCATTGGCCGTGGCGATTGCTGAAACAGCGATGACCAAGCTCGTTCACCGACAGTGTCCCGTTTGCGCAACAATGCGGCTGCGTCCTCCCAGTCCGGCCATAGCGCGGCGCCGGGAGAGCGTTGCAGCGGGTCGTTTTCCTCGGCCAGAGCGGGGAGGCGTAACAGACACCATTCAGCGGCGTTCTGCGCGAGCAGGCGACCAGCCAGATCATCCTCGTGCCACCGCGTCATGATCAGCACGATCCTGCCGCGTGGCTGTAGCCGTGTGGTCAAATCAAAGCGGTACCAGTTCCAGACCCTTTCGCGCAGAACAGGACTGTCAGCCTCGGCCTGGGATTTGATCGGATCGTCGATGATGACGAGGTCGGCGCGCCGGCCAGTCAGTGGGCCGCGGATGCCGGCCGCAAAGTATCCGCCGTTGTGGGTGGTCTGCCAATGTCCCGCAGCCTGCGGACCGGAGTGCAGTCCGTAACCGAGCAGTTGAGCATACTCTCTTACCATCTCGCGTACCTGACGACCGAAGTGTTCCGCAAGGCTTCTGGTATGCGAGGTTGTGATTACTGAGCTGTTGGGATGCTGTGTAAACCACCATGCCGGGTACAGTAGCGACGCATAGGTTGACTTCGCCGATCCTGGCGGCATCAGCACCATCAGGCGATCCATCTCGCCTCGAGACATCAGATCGAGTTGTTTGAGCAAGAGACGATGATGCGGGGCCGGGCTTTGACCACTCCTTGCCATGACCCAGGACGCCCAGGTGAGGAGGTCGGAACCGACTACTCGATCCTGATTGGACTCCTCGGCCCGATTCTGCGATTCGTGCGAGGAACCCGGCATCTCTACTTGATGGAGTTCCAGTGTTGCTTGCCGCGACAAACGGCGGAGGCGTGCCGCCGATGCGCGCCACGTCTGGAACGATTCCTGTTACCGCCGCGGCAACCGAAATCAGCGAGTATTATCGAAAGGGCGTGTCGCGTGTGCGCAGCGCCATTGTGGAAGAATGTATACCAGGAACTGGGGTATGTGGGCAAGAAGAAATTGAAAATAATCCTAGGTGAGCCTCGCGGCCTGACTTCCCCGGCTGTTCGGGCGCTGCTCCTCCTCGTTTTGATCACTGGATGCAAGGAGGATCTGGGCGAGGGTTTGCAGTCCGGTCAGGTTCTCGCCTGGCAAGGCTTGCAGGGACGGTGGGTTGGTCCCGTCGTCCCGACCGAGCACGCCTGCGGTGCCACAACTCAGGGGCTGATGTCGATCGGGGATAAGGGGTTCGCCCTTGATCCATTCCAGAGCACTACCGTGGTCCGTGGCGAGCTCAGTGCTAGCAGCCATCTCAACGGCAGGCTGGTTCGTCAGGGACCTGATCACCAGGACCTCTCGATTAGCTTCGACGCGATGGCCACGGGAAATGATGCGATCAATGGTACGCTGCAATCGGGCAGATGTCATTGGATGGTGACTTTGCACCGCGGCTGACTACGCATGGCCAAGGGTTAACGGTGTAATGCCGCACTTTGACGGTGTACTAACCGTTCAGCCACTTCAACCGGATCGCCAGTCGAGGCACATTGACCGGGTGTTGTCCTTCACAGGGACAGCCGAATTGCCGAGCACCTTTTTGCCGGAGTCGCAATGACCTACATGGACAGGAAGTTCGGTTTGCGTGTTGCTGCGCAGGATAACGGCAGCGATGCGGGGAAGGCGACCAGAGAGCCGCTGGTGCTGGTGATCGAGGACGAAACAAGCATGTCGAGTGCGTTTCGCAGCGTATGCGATTGCCTGAACGTTACAGTCGTACGAATGCCAACCCACGACGACCTTGCATCATTATTGCGCCAGCGCCGCCCCATGGCAGTGGTTGCCGAGATGGACGCCGCTGGGCAGGACGGTTGCCACGTGCTGATGACAGTCGCCGCGCATGATCGAGATTTGCCGGTTCTGCTGATCACCGGTGACGATCCCGCCCTGATGGGTGCAATCGATGCTGTTGAGGAGATCTGGCAGCTCACTTCGGTTGATAAATGGCCGAGACTGCTTGGTATCGGCGCCTTGGTCGATTTCCTGTTTCGTGCCGGCCGCAAGGGTGATTGCATGCAGTTGATGTCAGTATGACGCGCGTGGTCACTGGGTGGTGGCCGCCAACGGGCAGCCACTCCGCGCACGCTTGCGTGTAGCGACAGCGTAGCCGCCGAAGTTGCGATCGGGAGTGTCACTCGGAATGGCGATCGTTGCCTCGTAGTCGGCCCATTCCTGCGCTTTGAATCCCGCCATGTCGGTAGTGGTGTCGATGGCGCCAAGTGTCACATCAGCATAGGCCACACGTGGCAATGGTTGAACCTGGGCCAGCGGAAAGTCTGCGCGCAGTCGGACTGGTGTATGGCTCCGGGTAAACCGCAAATTCGTGAATAGCGGTCCGAACCAGCGATCACTCTCAACGATCCCTTCGTACAGGCTGAATCCGCCGGGCGATGGCAGGTTGGCCGGGGCGCGGATCAACAAACTCCAATCCGCCGCGGTACGCGCCATCAGGCCGGTCCAGATCTGCAACGTGCCAGGTTCAGGAAGCGCTGTCAGGAATGGTGGTGAACATCCAGCAAGCGAAGCGGGCGCAGCCTTGTCGAAGCGAGCGGAAAGGTCCGGGAATTGTGCCGCGGGCATCAGCGGCAACCAATCCTCCCAACCGGTGCATTGCCAGAAGATATCGTGCCCATCCCACATGAACTGCAGATCCGTCGGCGGAAACAGCCACCAGCCAAATCCGGCAGCAGTGGTGACCGCGTCGCAATAGCGATAGGCACGCGTCGGCAGGGTGCCCGCAGCCGAACGATCGGCGCGCTGCGGCAAACGAGCCTCATCGATAACGCGATAGAAATGAGCGATCGGTGTGCTGGATTGTTTCATGGCGACGACTCACCTCCTGGTCTGTTGGTGGCCAAATGCGCAAAACGGACTGCCCCGCGGCCGGAATCCGACGGCCACGGGGCAATCAGCGTCGCGGTGAGATCAGCGGGTCGGCTTGGCTGACGGGAGCCGGAAGCCGGCGCCGAAGCTAATGCGGCCGGTGTCGGTGGTCGCGGGCAAAGCGATCGAAGAGGACGACTTCATGGTGAGATATCCTTCTCTGAGGTGGCGTCATCCCGGGCGCAAGGCGGTATCCCGTACGCAAGCGCTCCCGATCGCGCCTTGGAGTCGGCGCGTCGGGTGGCCTAGTGTGATCGGGAAACTAAACGGACATGGTACGCCCGTTGACGTGCGTCGGATAACTGTTTGGACGCCGACTGTCAAGGAATTTTTTCACACAAACTACAGCGTATTCGTCCACGTCTGGATGGCAAGACTGGCCAGGGCGACCGCGATCCAGGTGACCAGGCCAAGCAGCACGGGACGCGCACCCGCACCGGTAAAGGCCCGCCAGTGACCCTGTAGCCCGACGGCCGCAAGCGCAACGACCAGCACCCAACGTCCTATTAGCTGCACGCTCGGTCCAAACTGCCCCATCAAACCCAGTGTGTTGAGTAGCGAGGCCAGCACGAAAAGGATGATGAAGACCGGCACCGCCTGATAGACACGTTGTGCCAGGGAGCCGATCTCCCCCTCAGGCCGCGGCTCGAACCACGGCATCGCCAGTCCAAAGCCTATCACCAGCGGGATGATCAACGTGGTGCGCGTAAGCTTGACGATCGTCGCAATCGTTCCGGCATCGTGGCTGTAGGCGAAACCGGCTGCGACAACCGCTGACGTGTCGTTCACCGCTGTGCCTGCCCACAAGCCGAAGCCGGCATTGCTGAGGCCCATCAAGTGGCCGATTGTTGGGAAGGCGAAAACTGCGAGCATGTTGAAAAAGAAAATGACCGAGATCGCATAGGCGATCTCTTCCGCTTTGGCGCGCACCACCGGTGCCAATGCCGCGATCGCCGACGCGCCACATATCGTTGTGCCGATACCTATCAGGCACCGCATACGCCAATGGACGCTCATCGTTCGACCGATCAGCAGGGCGCAAACCAGTCCCACACCAATCGTCAGTAGAAGCACGGGCAGCGATTCGGCGCCGGTTCGCAGAATGACGCCCAAATCCAGACTGGCGCCGAGTAGGATGATACCACCCTTCAGACACAGTTTACTGACATCACCGACGCGCAGAATGCCAATGTGAAGCGGCCCACGCAGCGTATTGGTAACGACGACGCCGATGGCAATCGCAATCACCGGCGCGCCGATAATCGGCGCGAAGTCCGCAGCCGCAACAGCGGCGGCCGCGATTGCGACGCAAAGCGAAAATCCGGCTGCCAACCGGACCCAGGGCGCTGATGCGATGCGCGGCGCTGACGAAACTGCCAAATCCTGCTGTATCGCCATGAGCCTGACCTCTCCCGCTGCCTCTCGCCTCAAGTGCGGAGCCTAGCCGAAGTTACCCTGGTTTCAGAACCCCAGCCAAGATTTGCAGGTCCTTGCATCGCCGCGCCCCCTTGGCTAGCATTCTTCGCAATACATTCGACCATGGGTTGTTTC